ATATTGCACATGTATAAATCATATTCTGCTTATACACATTAAAGAAAGAGCTCTTCTCTCTAAGTGACACGAATAGGATAACTTCCACACTTTTATTACATCATGACACCTATTCGTGTCCACTAACACTCCAGGATACACGACAAGTCAACTGGAAAATTTCTCACCAGGTTTCACCATCAAACCATCAGTTACACGCATACAGATTCACCTTTACATAAGTTTAGCATGTGTGGTGGAGGGTGCTTGTACCCACTGGCGGCATGAAAAGTGCCACGGATAAAAGTGGAGCTGGTTTACCATAGGTTGTGAAGCCGCTAGAGGGGTCATGAAGCAGAGGAACGGAGTTCCTGGTGGTATAAGTCTCATGATAGAAAAGAAAGCAGTAATGAGCGGTTTATAAACTTGGTGAGATACATGTAAAAAGGATCATGGAGAGAGAAGGATGCATGATGCTTTTTATCTCCATGAGAGAGAAGGGTGCATGGTTCAAGATGATTAGATAAGAAGATGCATGATGGTAATATCAGCTACCCGAAGGGGGCATTACCAAGAGTATATAGATAATAATTCTTTGTCTTGATAAGCTTTAGCCCATTTTTTCAAATGCTTGCTTTTAAAATTAAAATGAACATCCCACTTTTGACTATTAGGGAAGTGCCATGCCGTACAGGACATGCCATAACGTTTACGTCTAGTGTGTGATACACTAATGCGTAGAAACTCCATACGGATATGACCAAATTCATTCTTTTCTCGCTTGGCTTCAAAGAATCCCATCTTTTTCATGCCGCTAATAAAGTGAACAATATGATCCCGACTATTAGTAGTATAACTTGGCTCACCATAGAATGTTCCGTTTTGTGTGAGTAGTTTATTGGCCCCATTTATTAAAGTATTCCAGGCTTTATTCACTTGATTCTCATATTCTACAAATACTTGTTTATTCATTATAGGTTCTCTCCTTGTTTTATGTTATAATAAGCTTGCTAAAAGAATGGAGGACCATGCTGCACACATGATCCTCACCATAGCACATTCTTTTAGGCAAGTCTTTGGATGGAAGTTGCCGTTAAGAACATGCTTTGTTTCTTAGCAGCAGCTTCTTTTATTTCTACACGGAACTTCTCAGCACCAGTAAAGAAGTCAGTATGAGATTGATAAATGTTGCCTACAGCCACTGGTGTATTATTGACTAATGCATACACAACATATGTCATTTGACCAGTTTGAGGAAGCATCTCCATTCTCACATAGGCTTCATGTGATTCATTAAAGTATTGTGCTAATTTAGCAGCATCTACTTTTTGATTTACGCGGAAGTTTACTGGTACATTTCCTGCTTTAACAGCGAACTTATCTGCTACTTTGCTATTAATTTCACGGCCGGCAATCTTAGCGCAAAGAGTTAATAATTGCATCGTGCAAATTGTCCATGGGAATGCAATACTCTTTTGCTTCTCATTGCCTTGAGCATCTACATAAGTGCGTTTGCCAGTGTAAGTCATCCAGTAAGCAGTGTAGCCAATCTCTTCTGGAGTGTAAGCAGATTCTAAAGCAGTTACCAATCCAGAATACATAGCCACAACTTCCTTCTGAGCAGCACGACGAGTTTTATTAGCTTCTTCCATAGCAAGCTCAAGCTCTTCACTGCCTTCTGCATACTTGAGTTCTGCAGCAAGGATCATTTCACGTTCAGCCTCCATGATTCTAGCAATGTCTTGATTGTACATAAACTTAATAGATTTTAGTTTGTCTGCAATGCGGTCACGACGATCTGGATTAATCGCAAAGCTGTTATTTAGAACATCAAGTATATTATTGTTTTCAATATCCTTCATCATGTTTTCATAGTGCTTCTCTACATTGTCACGCACCCATTGGCGGATATAACGAGAAAGTTTAGATAGAACACTATTGGTGTATTTGCCACCAGTGCGACCTTTATGAATACGAAGCCAATCTGGATTCACCCACAGTTTCTTACCATCTTTCTCGAAAGAGGCATACTCTGGCGGGTTCTTAATAAAGTCTAGTTGCAAAGCTAATTCTTCTTCATAAGCACCGCCATGCTTTGCACGGTCAATTTCCCAACCTTGGCATAGGCGCAATAAATCAATCCATGTTTCATATTGAATGATTTCTTTCTTCATCATAGCAATCTGAGCATCTGCATATTTAACTTTGTTGCCATTCTTATCAACAGATTCCATGATCATGTAACCAATCTTACGCACAGCATCAGCAAGTTTAGTTGCAATATTAGTTAGGTAGCCAATTTTATTAGGTTTCATAGTACGTTTTACGAAATCCTTGGATAATTCATGAACCGCATTAATGAATTCATCTGTATATTGTTCATCCGTGAATTCAATTGTGAAAGCATCTTGTTTAACACAAGCGGCTGCTAATTCAGGTACATCTTTCATAGCTGGATTAAATGGGCAACCACTTATCCATTCTTGGCCATTCCAGGTTAAGTCAAGAACTGGTAAAGCATTCTTTCTCATAAGAGATTTGATAATAATTTTCTCAGTAACCGTTAAGGACTCATCTCCATCCACATCAGCACCTCCCATAGCAAACAGATTAAAATCATGAACACTCATTACAGCAAGGTTTTGGAACGCACCTTTAGTAGATGCCATTACATAATTCTGAGGAGCAGCGCCTTTTACTATACGACCTTCACCTTTCGTAATGGCTGGATTGCGGAATAATGCAATTTCATAAGTAATTACAGATCCTTCACGATTAAACATAAATGCTGTATTAGCTTTTAATCCAACATTGTTTGGAACAATTAGTTTTCCATCAACACGTTTACCAATGCGGCCGGCTTCTAATAATGCATATGGATCATGAACTAAGAAACGATAATGTCCTTCTACCGGAATCGTCCCTGCTTTCCAGTGGTCCAATTCATTGTTGATCAACTGAATAGCTTTGGCTTGCATATAAGCATCTTTAAAAGTAAATGGAGCCAAGTGCATAAAGGCTGCGAAAGTAGTAGAGATAGAGCGATCTGTTAGGAATTGCTTTTCAGCATCTTCTAATTTACTCATGTTCTCTAATTGAGCAACACCCGCATACTTTTGCATGATGCTAGGATCTTTCAATACATCCAATAGCTTATCAAGATGTGGTTGTACAATTTTCCTCATATCCTCAAATGTTAAGCTAGTAATATGAGTAAACTGATAAGGAAATACTGTGTGTGGTGCTTTCTTCTGCATTGGCTTGTTGAAACGAGCAATGCGCAATTGAATCTGATGTTTCAATGTGCCATCTTCATTGGTTTCAAGGTTTGCAAAATCGCCTTTTACTGCAGATTGGAATGCCACAATATTAGCATCATAATACTTGCGCAATCCTGGCACAAATACCATCAAGCCTTTGCCAAAAGGAGTCAATCGAATTTGCCATGCATCAGATTTTTCGCCAAACTCAGCCATCAATGCCCAATAGATAGATTCATCGCATAAGAGCATGCCATCACCAACAGTTAATGTCACTGGCTTCTCAGAAGCATCAAACTCCAAGATTTGTTTTGTAGCTTTATCGAATGCTTTGAATTTACCCTCTTTAATGGTCACATGTCGATCTTCAGCTACATAAATGCTGAATTGATCAGATACTACTTTACGTTCACCATTTGGCAACACTTCTACTTTGGCATTATCAAAACGGACTACATTGGATGCAATGGTATTAGTTGCAGATAAGCCAAAACGTTTCAGCATCTTAGTAATATCTAGTTTCCATGCATTATTCTTCATCTTAGCATACGCTTTGAAATCATGACCCAGTTTGCGGAAGATTGCAGGAATGGTCATAAAATCTTCTGCTACAAACACTGCTTGCAATAAACGTGCTTGGCTTGCAGATTGAAGCAAGAACACATATTTCACACCATTGATATAGAAACCTTCATCAATCATCTTAGATTGAACTTCAAGACGATACGCTGTCTCTTCATCAATATCACCGTCTTCTGGTAGTGGAACAGCCAGGTTCACAACAGCAATATGTTTCATATCAGCTACTAGACGACCTTTCTCATCAGCAACAGGTGCTTTGGCTAATTTATCGGAAAGGTCAGATTGAGACTGACGCTGCTCTTTTGCAATAGCTACCACTTTATCATCTTCGATTACAGCATTATTAATATCCACTGCATAAGAGATAACAGATGCACGTGTAGGTGCAACAAGAGTCTTTGGTAATTTATTTTCAGCCAAGAAAGCATTTACCCATTTGCGTTGACTTGGTGCGATACCGGCAAGTTCCGGATTATTTAATACATCCAACACATTATATCCATTCGCAACAGCCATCACGATTTTATGAAAGTTCTTTGTATCTTTATGAAGACCAGCACTTGCAGACAATTTGGCAAGGATGGCTTCAGTAGTGCAAAGTGGATTCATAAGAGCAGAAACACGTCCATTGCGAACCATTTCAGAAAACATACGGTTAACCACTGCTACATGTTTATTGATTTCTTTTTGTTTGAAGTTGTTATTCATAATTCATCATTCTCCTTTTAAATAAATAGTTTTAATGATTGATTTATTGAGAGTTAACGTCATCGCAATAATGGACAAGAGTTTTCATTTTATAAATTAGTGGCTTATATAATGGTTTATTTGAATGCAACTGTAATTGCGGCTGCAGCAACAGCAGAAACAAATAATCCAAGGAAAACCAGATCCATCCCATCTTTTACTTCAAAGAATTTCAATACCTTTACTAATGAATTTGTCAACATGATACATTCCTCCAATATAGTTTATTTGGCACCCCATTTAAGGGCATGATAGAAAGAACAAAATAGCCTTATAGAAAAGCAACTAAAGATAAAGCACAAATACTGTATAGTGTTACAACACATGCAACACCAAATAAAACATGTTCTTTTTTCATGTGATCACCTCCAATATCTAATGATTAGTTGGCGCCCAGTTTTATGGGCATAATAAAAAAGGACTCATACACATGAGTCCCGGGAAGACAAGAAACGTTTATTTAGAAAAAAGAACAGGATGTATGTCCCCATAGCCTAGACATACACCCATAAGAAACTTGAACCAAATGCACAAATTGCTACATGTATCTCACCAATAAAACTCTATTGCAAAAGCCAATACTACATGTGGCTGGGATCACCAGTTGATAACCACAAGAGTCTATTTGATTCTTTGCCTCCTACGACAACATGTTCAAATAAAAAAACATGAGAAATGATGAATACTCTATGGAACTATCATTTCAATTCATTCCAATAGAGGATCATGTCTGCATTGGATAGATATATCCTTTCACTATCCGCATCATGACCAGCCTTATTAACGGCAATTAGGCCATGAATAATACGGCAAGATCTACTGCGGCTTTGGCGACAATATACCAAACCAAGTCAAAGCAGCGGGCAACATAGACAAGACCATATGTTAAGGCATAAGGGGCAAGTGCTGCCCACCCAGCTGCCTCAATAGCTGCTAATGCAATTGCCATGAACGATTTCTTTTCTTCCTCCTTTCTTTTCTTGTTCATGAGCAATTCCATAGCAACCATTGAGGTAGCCGCCACACTTGCTCCAACAACGACAGCCGCCCCCATTGTACATGTGGCTGCTCCTGCAAGAAGTGCGCTGCCAAGTCCAATGAGAGCTGCTTTCTTGTTGATCTTTTCAATAACTTGCTTGATGCCTTTCCAAGTACACTTGATACCTTTGATTGTCAATGATTTAGTAGTACGATAACATCTTCCAGCATAATCTGCACCGATAATAGTGGCGCATGCTAATCTTGCTTTAACTTCGTTTAGTGTTTGTTCCATGTCGAGTCCTCCTTTTACTTCTTTTGTGTTGATTGTTGCTGATTTTGTCATGATTCATTCCTCCAATAAAATAGTTTTTTGGTATGCATGTGAGTGTTCCTAGCCAACACTCATCATCTCAGAGGGGGTGGGGCTCTGAACGATGCATACATGCACACCAAAAACAACTAGGTACCCCACGCAATTTTTTTATAAAAAATGGCCTATATAGGGAATTTCCCCATGTTGCTAATCAGAAGTGCATGCCCCAAAAATTTTTTTACATAAAATTTTCACCTATATAGAGAATTTTCAAGAGAATTAACGTTTGCAAGATGTGAATGTAACACGTTACAATATAAATATAAAAAAAGAGATGGAGGCATGATATATGAACATCATCTTGTACACAGACTGGGTAAATATAGAGCGGTATAAAAAAGGGGAAGAGTGGACGGCTGTAATAGAGTCAAGTCCTGCTTTCCAAATTCAAGTCCTAGTAAATCCGGAACATATCTTGCAAAAATTCAATAACCTTTGCTTTATAGCAGGAAAAGAAATATAAAAGGAGAGAGACAAGATGGGGCAAGGAGTCATTAAAGTCACCTCAATTATCGGAAAAGTCTCTTGGAATGAAATCCGGAATGGAGATTGCAGGAATGATTGTAAGATATATGACCCATTAAAAGAGGAACTATCATGGAATTAATTAAAAAATATATAGACCGATTAGAGCATGTTCATGGAGGAATCTATCATATTCAATGTGATGGAAGTACAACGGATGAAGAAATATCCATGATTCATGAGTGGTGGAGGATGTTTTATCAAGATAAATCACCTAAATCCATTTTAGTTGTGACTCGTGACAATGTAGAGATTTCGTATCGTACTCAGTTTGACTTCTATACGGCGATGAAATTAGTAAGAGAAGGGAAACGTGTAACACGAGACTATAGTGATGAATCATTTTATATTTATATGGATCCAGTTACAAGGATCGTCATGGAACAAATAGTAGACCCGGACGTAGATTATAAACCTACTAGATATGCAATGGATGAGGAAGACATAGATGGATTATGGAAGCTGGTGCCATCAGATGAATGAAAAAATAATTGCCATGATGATTGCAGAAATGATGGATATAAACGATGAATCCATTGAGAGCTTGTTACTAGAAAATAATATAGTAACGGTGTTTACAAGTAACTCTGAATTTATAATAGAGGTGAAAAGAAATGAAAGGATATAGAATGCCGCGGCCAGGAAGTCGCTGGAGGCATTATAAGGGGAATGAGTACATAGTAAAAGGTTTAACGATGCACAGTGAAACAATGGAGTATATGGTACTGTATGAGGATGAGAAAGGAACGTCTTGGGTAAGGCCTTTAAGTATGTGGGAAGAAATGATAGAAAAACCAAATTATAAAGGGCCAAGATTCATGTTAATAGATGAGGTGTATCATGGAGCTTTTAAATCTGTATTTAGAGAGTCTTCCGAAAAAAAGAAGTTTTCATTCAGAAGGAAGGTATAGTGTTTGGGATGAATTTATAAATAGTGATGCTCATCAGATCAGTATAGTAGCTGGCAGACAAACTGGTAAAACCACAGCAATTCTTAGGCGAGCCATTATGCGTAAAGATAAGACAGTGTATATTGGAGTAGCTACAGGAGTTAGTTTGGACTTGCATCAACAAATGATAGAATGTTTGGCAGATGAAATGGATATGGATTGGTCTTGTTATAAAAGAAGTAGATTTGATATTCGGTATCAAATCAATGATCATGAGATTCGTCTCACAAAGATTTACTGGATTCGGAATCATATTCAAGGTATTAGAAATTGTGAAATCATCATGGAAGATCCAGAATATGAATTGGACAATATCAATACGGATTATGAATTTTTAGAAGACTTACTTAGATACAATTCAGTTGCATTAGTAGGAACCTACAAAAATTATCAATTATCTGCAGCGAAAATATTTCATGAGCGTGCTTCTTGCCGACATGATGCTTATACAAAGAAGATTACTACCCTGGGAGAAATTATAGGGAGAGATGTCATAGCGATGTTAGAATGTGATTATGATGATTATTTTTTTAAAAAATATGGTTGTGTGAGGGTTTAGAAGAGGCACCTGAAAAAATAATAGAAAAAATATATAAAAATTATTGTAACACGTTACATTGTTGTGTATAATACAATTAAGCAGTTCATGATAGTCTTTACACCTCACAATGAGATGCTTTCTTGGCACACGCCTTCCTTCAGTGACATATAATCTCAAGCTCGTCACTTGCAGGTTCCTCCTCATTCATTGGAGGAAGGCCTTCCTATAATTTATAATTTAAAATTGGTGAATATAATGTTAGGAAATGATCATAAGATTGCCATATGGACCAGATATTTTTGTTGTCCGATATGTAATAAGATCACTAGAAAAATAGAGGATTATAAACAAGGTAATCCAGCAACTACACAAGAGGTAGACAAAGAACCTTGTTTAGAGTGTCAACAGAATTTATCAAATACTAATAATATCATGGGGGAAACCCCGCCAGAATAAGTACTGTTTTCCAGCACGCCTCCTAGAGATCAGGGTTATCCTGGTCGCCTTCATTCCGCAGTAGCTCAGTGGTAGAGCAATCGGCTGTTAACCGATCGGTCGTAGGTTCGAATCCTACCTGCGGAGTTATATTGAAAATAAGATGAAAATCAAGGGTAAATTTTACTAAAATATACAGTTGAATTTTCTGAAAATAATTATTTTATATGTGTGAAACCATTTATGACATAATTCGACAAAAATAGACATAAAAATTGAGAACATTTGTTCTTGTTTACACTTGCTATTTCAAGCTACTTAGCTTAAAATAAATTTATAAAAGATCTCCAACAAAATCACTTTCTGTAAAGTGAGGAAAAAGTCACTAGGCCGGCACACCTGGTGACTTTTTTGTCGAAAAAAGTTGTCGAAAAATAGATGTCGAAAAAATAAAGTAGATTCTTCTTGTATAGGTAAATCTTTCTTTGATATAATAGATTCCGAGAGAGTACAATGTAATCCATTTGAATACAAGGAGGATATGAAATGGCAACAAACACTGCAAGTAAAAAGAAAACAGCTGCGGCAAAAAAAGACCCGCATGAATTACCGTATATTGTAGCGCTTGATATTGGATTCGGTGGAAGTAAAGGAGTATCCAGTTTCACAGGCTTTGAAGATACGGTGTATATACCGAGTACCGTTAAGGCTGGAAAGAAAATTAATAGCAAACTGCTTCGCTTATCCAAGATTGAGCATGATACTTTAGTTGTCAGCACGGATGATGGAACTTTCCATGTTGGTAAGCAAGCTATGAAAATGAATAAAGAAGATGTTTCTACAAGAACATTGGAGCGAGATCGGGCAGAAGACCCTGTATTCAGAACTCTATTTAGAACAATGATGGGCTTGCTTCTTCCAAATACAGAAGAAGAAATGGAAGTCTTTGTGATCACTGGGTTGCCTAATACAGATTATGATAAAAATATTAAAGATAAGTTAGAAGAATTTATTAATCAGACACATGAAGTGGAATATCATTTATCTGAAAATAAAAGTATTATAAAAAGAATAAAGGTAACGGGGTCTGTCGTGATCCGTCAGCCGGAAGGGGCCATTACCTTCAACCACTTTAAATTCATTGATGGCATTCTATCTAAGAGCCAAAACTATCGTGAATTTGTTGGGTTAATTGATATTGGACACTATACAACTGACTACGCCTTGTTTGATGAAGGTGTGATCATTGAAAATGAAAATACTTTTGGCTCTACATTAGCCACTCATGATGCTTATCGCAAATTAAAAGTCATGCTTTCAAAGAAATTTGCTGAAATGGGGCATACATATGAGGCACCAGATGAAGATTTGGACAGGGCTTTCCGGGAAAAGAAGATTTATTTCTTTGGGGAGCAAGATGTATCAGAAGAAGTGGCAATAGCTGCGGCTGATACTGCGGAGGCAATTGCAAAGGAAGTTCTTGATTCTTGGAAGCAACATGCAAACCGTCTTCATGCTATTATTCTTTCTGGCGGAGGAGCCAATGTATTTGCGGATGCTTTGCGTAAGGAATTTGCCGAAAGAAACGTACAAGATTTTATTGTCATCGATAATCCTCAATTTTCAAATGTGTTTGGGTATTTGATATTTGGCATCCTGGAATTAGAAGATTTGTACGGTGAAGATTTAGTTCGCGAAATCTTTATTAAACCGCTATTTGGAGCATGATGCATGATGAAATTACAAGTGAGATTACGAGAACAAGATCGTTTATTAAGAGAGTATTTTGAAAAGGTACCTGATCGTGATAAGGCAAATGAAGCAAGAAGATTGATGTTTCTTTCGCTTCAGGCTGGAAACGGCATGCAATATGAAGAGATTCCAAGCAATTTGAAAAAAATAAAGGAAATGAAATAGATAAATAGAAGCAGAGCTTTTAAAAGAGGCTCTGCTTTTTTATATGCATAAAGAGCAAGTTTAAGCAAATAATGGTTTGATTGTAAAATTTAGATTAGGGGCAGTCCGTCCAAACAGCACCGATCAGGCATAGGGACGCAAGAACTGCCTCTTTATTTTTATAAGGGAGGAGATTGAGATGGGCCAGAAAACAGGACCAAAAACTGAAGCAGGAAAACTTGTGGTTTCACAGAACTTGAATCCAACAGCATGGACACAAAACCCGGATGCCGTAGCAGCCATTGAATTAGCTAAACGCATGCGTAATACCAAACATGGTCTATATGCCAGCGTTCCGATCATTTGTAAATCAGATGCATGTCCTTATAAAGAATCCTGTTTCTTATATAGAGAGGGCTTGGCGCCATATGGGGAAAAGTGTCCGATTGAAATTGCGGCAATTGAGGACTTGTTTTACCGTTACTGTGAGGATTTGAAGATTGATCCAGAGAAGTCTCAAAATACAGTAGATGTGGTGATGGTGAAAGAATTGGTGGATTTAGATGTTTCCTTGCTTCGCTGTGACAACAAAATGGCAACAGATGCAGATTTTATTATTCAGAATGCCATTGGCTTAACAGAAGAAGGTGAAGGTATTTACAAGTCAGAGCTTCATCCAGTGGTTGAATATAAGGAAAAGCTATTAAATAGAAAACACAAAATTCTTCAATTGCTTAACTCTACTCGGAAGGATAAAGAGGGGACACGAATTACTGTGGAGCTTGATCCATCTGAACGAGCTGCTCAAATGTTGAAGGTTCAAAATGACATGAAGGTTTTGGATATGGAAGAAGATGAAGCTGAAAAAATGTATTATTTGCGCATGCAAAAGTCACAAGGTGATGTTATTGAAGCTGAACCGATTGGCCTTGATGATGAATCAGAATAGGAGATGATTGAATTGGCAGGAGCTATTCGATTTGCAGGAAAGGCAGCCAAATATATTGCATCCAACTTTGAAAAAGGAGACACCAGAGACATCAATAATCTATGGACAGGTATTACATTAAGTAAAAAAGGCAGAAGAAATGCCTTAATAGGAATGGGGATATATGGTGGATATGCTTTAGCAAGCGCAAATTATCGTTTTGAATCAGATCCCTCTTTGGCTCCAAATGTCAATCCAGAGATTCAAGAGAATCCAGTTGCTCAAGCTGACCAAGTTGGTTACACCAATCCTTATCAGTATCAAGATCCTTTAGGAGCTGATGGTAGCTTAGTATTTGCTCTTCATAATCTTAGGAATCAAGGATATGTAGGAGGGAATTAACATTGGCTAATTATTCATACAATGTTCCGGCTGCCGGTAATGCCATTACACAAAATCAAGTACCAACCAATGGAGAGGGTCGAATAAATAAAATGAAAACCAAGATAGGATTTGGTGGACTTGCCTTCACTGGACTTGGTGCTTATTTCTATCACAAAGAGGGTGATAGTTATCCAGTGGCTATTGGAAAGTCTTTATTAACGAATGCTGCTTGGTCTTTGATGCCGGGTGGTTTAGGTGCCATGATTGGATTGACAGCAGTGCAAATGGCTCCTGAAATTGGTCGCGCACTTGATATGAAGCGTGCTGAAATTGGCTCCAGAAGTGTGGCTTTTGGCGGAGGATTTACTCAAAATGCTGCTCAACAAGCAATGCAACAAATTGGCATCCAAAACATTATGAACGCACGCTCTACTGCAAGTGCCATTATGTCCAGACATGCACAAGGAGCAGTGAAAGCGTATTAGGAGGTGAAACTGCATGATCGATAATCAAGATAGCTCTGTATGGAGTGATATGGGGTATGGAGCAGCAGTTGAAGGAGGAACAACTCTTGCTGAACAAGGTGGCTTATTCCTTGGCGGAGCAGGAATCGCCTATGGAGTAAGTAAAATAGGAGGACGCTTTTCTCCTACACTTGGAACAAAATCCGGTGTTATTTCACGTGGTCTTGTGGGAGGCTTTAAAGCTCTCAATGGTGATTGGAAAAGAGCATTATTGAACTATGGCGGTCATATTGGACTTTCAGCAGTAGTGGGCGGAATAGGACTTCATATGATGAAGAGCAATGTGCCCATTAATAAAATCAACAGCAACGAAGCAGTTGATCCTACTTTGACAGCGGCTGCAGGAGGGGCCATGGCTGGGGCTGCTTTTGTTGGTATTCCTGTTGCAGTAGGAATGAAAGTTGCCGGTAGTGAGATGGCCGAGATAATGGGAAGTAAAAGTATTTCTAATTATCTGGATAAACGCGCAAATGAAATCTTGGGTTCTAAAACATTAAGTGATATCCAGCGACAAGAAGCCATTAATCAAATTATACGATATAAAAGCATGCAAGATCGAGTTAATCAAAATCATTCAAGAATCCAAGAATTGGAATCTATTAAGAAAAAAGATCGAACTAAAGAGCAACAAGCTGAACTTAAACAATTGAAAGCAGAGCGAAGTGCCTCTGCAATAGACATTGCAAAAGAAGTAAGGAGAGGTATTCTTGGCGACAAGATCAGTGGAGTATTAGAAAAATCGACAGATAAATTATCAAGTAAACTTTATCATATGAGAGGTCGTAGTGCCGCTATTATTGGTGGGAGTATGTTGCTTGGTGCGGCTGTGGGTGCTGGGTATCGTGCTTCACAACAAGGAGGGAGTTAATCATGGTCGATAGCAATCAACCTTATCAACGAGTAGCAGATCCTACTTGGGCAGGTGCTGGTATTGGTGCAGGTTCGGGTGTTGCTTTAGGTGCCGGTTTGGCTGGGCTTACTCATTACCGAAGCAACAAATTTAAAGGAATGGGGAAAAAGGGGAAAGCCATTGCTTATCTTGGCTCTTCGCTTTTAGGTGGAGGAGCAGGTTTCTTTTTAGGTGGCGTGGCTGGTTCTTATTATGCAGATGCAAGAAAGGGTGAGTACTAATGGCTTATCTAAATAGCAATGAACCTTATAGTCGAGTGGATAATGGAATTGGTGCTGGTTTAATGGGTGGTGCCGCAATGGGTGCTGCAGTTGTTGCAGGTGCGCAATTTGGTGGAGCCTATGCGGTTAGTAAGATGCGCGATTATAAAGGTCGATTAAGGGATCAGGCTTCATTCACAGGTTCAGATTTAGACAGATGGAAATATGAGAACTGGACAAAGGCAACTGGAAAAATAAACAAATTTCGTAAAAAAGCTTTTGGACCAGGATGGAAAAAAGTTGTTTCTTATGGGATTGGTGTAGCAGCTGGCGCGGCCATTGGTGGTGCTATTGATGCAAATAATTAAGAGAAAGAGAGAATGATATGTTAAACATTTTCAGAAGAGCTCCTAAACTTAAAGCAAATCAACCTATTCATCATATACCAACTCCCAATGTTCAAGCTCACCAAGAAATCTTAAGCCAGTTGCAACAATTAAATGCACAAAGAGCAAAACAGCTTCAAGATATCGATAAGACAATGGACCACCTGAATCATTTGGCCAGACGCAACAACAATCTACTTGGTCGTTAACATAATAAAAAAGGGGAGATTAATATAAGCACATTAACGGAAGAACAGCTTTTAGAAATGGAAGCAGAGATACGTGCTGATCCAGTGAAATGGGCCTATTGGAAACTCAAAGATTCTAAAGGGAATCCATGGAAAGCACGATGGTATCAAAAGAAAATGATTCAAGATATCATGAATGGAACAAGACGTATCGCGGCACGTATGGGTCGTCGTGTTGGTAAAGGTTTTGCCGTCTAGTGTGGAAACATACTAGATTATCAGCGGGGAAAAACGGTGGAAACTAGAACAGTCAATACCGTGAGGGTTTGCATCACAAATCCTTGTAGAGCATACAGATTGAGCGTTATGAGAGCAAAAATATCTGCACGAGTCTCCGCTACCTAAGTCCAAGTGGATATGGTAAAGATATATGCCGATCCCCACAGGGATGTGGGAAAAGAGATAAAAAACTCTTTAATGTAGTTGAAAACCGAAACGATGATTGTCTTTTGTTTATGGTTCGCGTTTCATCATAAGAATTCTCGATTGTTAATAGTGGCACCATATGAGAATCAGGTCCGTTTAATATTCATGCGTATTGCCGAAATGATTCGTGATTGTGAAGAATTATCTAACAGTGTCAATATGACAAAGAATCCATTTATCGCATCATTTGGAAACGGCTCAACTATTATGGGATTCACGGCCGGTGCAAATTCAGGCTCCCAAAGTGGCGCTAGTATACGGGGGCAGAGGGCCGACTTCTTATTCGTGGATGAAGTCGATTACATGAGCCGTGATGGTATTGATGCGGTTCTTGCAATAGCAAACGAAGACCCTAATCGTATTGGTGTATGGGTTAGTTCAACGCCTACTGGTAAACGAGGATTCTTTTATGATGTGTGCACAAACCCTGACACTGGATATAAAGCCTATCATTTTCCTTCTCATGTAAACCCAAATTTTGATGATAAAATGGAAGGTGAGTTCCGTGCTACTATGACGGAGCAGGGTTATATTCATGAGGTTTTAGCAGAGTTTGGAGAAGAAACCGTAGGTGTATTTAATAAAGATGCAGTAGAGCGAGCAAAATCGCAATATGCGTATTCTTATCGAGAATTAAACGCATATGAACGTGAACAGTACCAAAAACAAGGTCACAAGCTAGATGACATTGTTTACTATGGGCCTTATAATACAGTTAAGAAAGCTCCACCTGCTTATCGAATAGTGGGTTGTGATTGGGATATAAAAATAGCTTAATAAGTCGATTAATGATACACTTGTCTTAGGAGGGGTAAATTTGAAATATTACCAAGACAAGGAATTATTAAAAGAATTATATGAAGCTCATAAAAGCTATGATAAGGTTGCAGAAATCTTAGGATGCAATTATAAGACAGTTGCAAGATGGATGAAAAAGTTTGATATTGCTAATGTTGGAACTCAAGGTGCAAGAAAAAGAAATCTGAACCATGATTATTTTGAGGAAATCAATACAGAAGAGAAGGCTTATTGGTTAGGTTTTTTGTATGCTGATGGATGTGTATACCGAGGTTCAGGTTCATATTCTTACAGGCTTCAAATTAATCTACAGGCTAGGGATCGAATTATTCTTGAAAAATTTCAATCTGCAATCGAATCAAATTATAAGATTCAAGAGAAGAAAGTGAATAATGCAGATTGCGTTCTTCTGAAAGTGAATTCCACAAAAATGTGTGAGGATTTAATGAACCTTGGTGTAGTTCCTAGAAAATCATTAATATGTACTTTCCCTAAATTAAGAAGCGATCTAATACCACATTTTATTAGAGGGTATTTTGATGGTGATGGATGTATAACTCGAACTGAGTCAAGAGGGAAATGGGGCATTAATATTTGCGGAAATCAAGCGTTTTTAACATCTATGCAAAATATTTTTAAAGAGAATGATATTTTAGTAAATATCTATGATAATAATCATAGCGTGGCTAAGACATTAGAAACTGGAAGTCATGTTATGATTTCAAAGTTATATGATTTTCTTTATAAAAACGCAACTGTTTATCTGGAAAGAAAATATGAAAAGTTTCAAGCTTTTATGAGTGAACAAGCAAATGTCCCCTTACAGAGTAATCTGTTCGATATAACTGGATGAATTCATGGGAACCCCTAACCGTAAAGGACGGAGGGCAATCATGAGCCAAGCCGCATATGTAACTCTAACGAGCCAGGGATGCGGAAGGTGCAACGACTAGGTGTTGAGGAAACAATAATACACCCACGAGCGTCCAGCCCCTTATAGGGTGATGATATAGTCTGAGCTGCAGGGAAACTTGCAGAAGGCAGGATAAAGAGCCTGTCGATAACAAAACTGAAGTTTGGAGCATCAACACAAATAGTTGTTACTGAATTTGATGAGCTCTTGAAGAAGTTTCGTGTTGCAATGCGTTACGAAATTCCAAGAGGTGATTTCACCTTTGATAATGCAGTTCGAAAGCTCATTGAAATTAATGAAATCTGGAATCCAAAATTCTATTATATAGATGCTGGCTACGGTGAGTATCAACTCGAGGTGTTGCATAAGTATGGAATTGAACACCCTGAGAGTGGCTTACATCATAAAGTAAAAAGAATTCAATTTTCACAAAAGCTTGAGATACGTGATCCTGGTACAAGAGAAGTGGATTATAAAGAGGCTAAAAGCTTCATGATTAATCAAACTGCTATTCTATTAGAAAGGGATCAATTAGTCTTAAGTCCATTTGATGATATGATCTGGAAACAGATGATGGACTACCAAGTAGTGAAAATCACTCAAAATGGGAAGCCGATCTATACTTCTGAGAATGAACATGCATTAGATGCTTTTATGCTCACCATTCTTGGATTTACATTAGAATTCCCAGAGATCACCAAAATATTAGAAGAAGTGAAGGTCGCCAGGAAAGTCATACCTATTCAAAACAAGACAGAAGAGAAGCTTGCTGAAAAGGTGTTTGGTGGCGATCGAGATGTATATCATAAACCAAAAGAACGTGAAAGAGAGCCAAGAGATAATCCACGTTGGCACTGGAATAAAGTAGCCTTGGGATATTCAAAGAAAAAATCAACGAATTTTTGGGGTAGAGGAAATACAGGTGGTAGAGTGAAGCGTGCTATGTTTTAATATTTAGTAAGATTTAATAAACTAAACTTTTTGGAATGCCTGAAGTAATGCGTTGTCCCTAAAGATGTGCGTAGTGTTAGTAATTCTAATACGCAGCACATGTATAGGTGGAAGGCACAATATCCCCTGTATCCTTTCTTAATGGCTAGGCTTATCTTTCATTTTCTCTCTATCCCTTCCCCTCATGGTCTACACTATGAGGGGATACATATTATTTGGAGGTGTTTTCATGGTTGATGAGTTGTTCGGGGGAAAAGGTATAGATACGCCATATGAACATAAGCAAATGGAATACCATCCAGAGCTTTCGTATCCTCAACATAAAAAAGGGTTGCAGTTAGATCCCCAGATTATTCGAAATATTGAACGAGCAAAAGACTTTACAATTTCCCAAAGCTTATTTGACTATGACAATCTTATTCAGAATATCCAGGAACTCATGAATACAATTGAAACACGAAACAGAACAGAAGATTTTAAACTATTCAAAGATGCATTGAATACTAAAAAGAAAGTTGTAGATATAGAAAATAAATTATGCGGCTATGACGGATCAGGTGATGCTGAAATTTATCATATTCTATATAAGATGTTGAATTCTTGTACACGCCGCCGAGAATTTCTGGATAAAAAGTTTCGTACTCAATTTACTAATAAAACAGATGCAGAGCAAATTCAACAAGCTGAAAATGATAGTATAGATGAATGGCATCAAATGCAAAATCAATTCATTGACTTACAGAATCAATTAGCAACTTATCAGCCGTCAGATGAAGAAGAAGGTTCCAGTGAAGCAGATATTTATATGCAAGAAGCAGCAAATCAGGAGCTGGCTGTTAATAATAAGGCGTCTTTACATAATACTTTAGCAGATACAGGTTATATTCATCGGAATCGCACGACAATGTTTAATCAAATTCTTGGCCAGCTTCAGATTCTGGTAAATTCCCCACAAATGCTGATGCCTTCAGATTTAAAAGATTGCATCATGACTATGGCAACTGGAGATTTAACAGCCATAAAAGCCCATTTGATTTTGACTTTTAATCAAACGAAAAAAGATCAAAATGCCTTAAAAGGGGCTTATATTATGATGGATGATGATAAAGAAGATTTCATTTCTAATCAGCAATGGTTTCATCAGCAACTGGAGACTTCCGTTAATAATCCATTAAAGAACTGGCTTTATAATCAATCAGATACCAACCACGCTTTTAATGATTTAGCAGATTTGTTAGTTGGTTCATTAGAACATACTCAAAAAACCTATAAAAATAGCAATAATGATTTATTAAAATTCTATCAACAAGAGAGCACTTATTATGCTAATCAAATCGCTTTTATTCAAAAAAAGGAGCAAATACGACAATTCTTAAGAATCATTGAGGATATAGGCGATGTAAGAAGTTTGACAGTTGAATGGATTACAAATTATCTACAAGCTCATGGATATAGCACTGTATAAGAAGTGTAACGTGTTACAATATTCATGTATAATTACTTATGATATATAACGCTTACGAGAAAGGGGCACCAGTTCTTGGCGAAGCTATTTGCAAAGTTTATGAATAGAATTGGCATCCGAAATGCCCCTTCTGCAAGCCTTCCAAAAAGAGGCGGTGGTGGGGCTATCAATCGAGATCCCAAAGCCGTCCAAGTGAAGCGGGTCGGTTATCAAATCTCCAACGCACAAGGTGGTGGAGGAAACGGCCGGGATAACTTTGAAAGCCCAAAAGTAGATTTCACAGTTATTGAGCAAGCGATTGAACGTGATAGTTACATATTGCAGAGTGTGATGAAGTATGAAGAGCTTATCTTTAAGTCAGGATACGGGTTTCAATCGAAAAATGATCAAGCTTTACAATACTTGCAACTTCGTTTAGATGCTATGTCTATCGCGACTCAAGTATCAACAGAAGAATTGTATCATGGAATTGCACGAGATATTGTTCGATTTTCTAATGCTTTTATAGTTAAAGCAAGGGCTAAAGGTGGAAAAGGATTGATGCCAGGCATAACGGCAACTGCTGTTCCACCAGCAAAAGACCCTGTAGCTGGATATTTCTTATTGCCACCGTCTACTATGCAAATTGCAAGAGATCAAAATGGAAATATCACAGGTTATCAGCAACAAGTGCCAGGCGGAAATAACACAGTTAAGTTTCGTCCAGAAGATATTATTCACATTAAAGTAAATGTTCCTTCTGGTGAAGCTTTTGGTCTTCCTTTTTTGGCACCAGTTTTGGATGATGTACGACTTCTCCGGAAAATTGAAGAGAATGCTGCTCTCTTGCTTTATCGGCATATATTCCCGCTACTTGCTTATACGGTTGGTTTAGATAAGCCAGGGTTTGAGGCAACTGATGAAGAGCTGGATGAAATTCGACAAGCAATAGAAAATATGCCAACGGATGGCGCACTTGTTTTACCTGAAAGGCATAAAATCGATGCCATCAATATTTCTACCATTGACGGAAAGCCATATCTAGATTACTTTGAGCAGCGTGTGTTCACAGGTCTTGGTATGAGCACTGTTGATATGGGACGAGGAGATACTGCTAATCGAAACACCGCAGATGCAATGGGAGGCATCAAGGCAGATCGGGTGAAGGGATGGCAGCAGCAAATTGAAGCCCAACTCAATAAGTATCTATTTGAAGAGTTGCTTGTAGAAGGGGGATATGACCCTGTAGCTAACCCAGATCTAGCAGTCAGATTCCAATTCAATGAAATAGAGTCTGAAATGCGAATCAAATTGGATACGCATGAAATCTATAAGTTTGAACACAACATCCAAACATGGGATGAAACCAGAAAGAACATGAAACTGGATCCTACAGTAGATGAATCCAGATTATATTTTAATATGGTTCAGATTCCACTTGCGATTAAGACAGCAGAAGCAAAAGCAAGTGCTGTGAATGCAAGTTCAGCAGGCACTCCTGAAACCAACAATAAACAAAAACCAGCTAATCAGCATGGCACTCGTTCAGGTCCCAAAAGAAGTACTGAATCAAATTTCGTAGATATTCAAGAAAATGTTCTACAAGCATTTCCGACCCGCTCTATTCCACAAATGACCAACAAGCTAAACACTATTTATCAACAAATGGAAGATGATGTGTTGTCTGAAATCAAGCGTCGATTTGAAAGAAGATCATATCCTCTTAAGGATATAAAGACGATGGTGTCTAGTATTTACTTTGGAAAAGAGCGAATGAAGGACATTGTTCAGAAAGAAGCACGTCCTATCTTTATAGACGGGGCGAAGCAAGCCATGAAAGAAACAAAACGTAAAAAAATGCCTTCTATAGATGCATCACTTGCTTTGAAAATCGTAACAGATTCTGCTGTAGATAGCTTTAAACTAATTGAAACATCCTTGCATGATTTATTGGTCAAGAAACTTGAAGGTATTGATGAATATGCAAAGGCTATGATTACTGCAAAAGGAATCTTTGAGTCTTTACGGTATCGACTCCAGTTTATTTCGAAAACTTTGCTCATGAAAACATATCAATATGGATATATTTTAGGTTTATCGCGTTATGGTGAATCTGCAGTTCATGTAGTGGTTTCAGAAAATGAGTGTGAAAAATGCCAAGAAAAAGCTGGGCTAATCATTCAATTATCAAATCTTAGTCATATGGATGAAATAGCTTTATGGTATCGAATTCCCCCATTCCATCCGAATTGTGAATGTGGATTGGAATTAGAACAAGAAATGAAACCAACTTCTAGTGAAAGTGTTCATCTTTCTAATATATTGGAACGATATGATCAGTTGGCACTAAGCAGTGGTGTTTCACATGGCTATTAAAGAATTTCATTTATCGTGTGAGCCAACAGTTATTGATTGTGGCACTTTTACGATGAAAGGCATGACTTATAATGGAACTATGCCGGGTCCTGAAATCAGAGCCAATCTCGGTGATATTGTTCGTATTACACTGACCAATAATCTAGATGAACCTACTATGCTCCATTTACATGGTGTCAAAATCATCAATGGTTTTGATGGAACCTATTTGCAGCAAGAACCTATCATGCCAGGAGATTCTTTCACTTATGAATTTCACGCAAGACAAGCGGGGACTTTTATGTATCACTCTCATTTCAATAGTGAAGAGCAAATAGAAAGTGGCATGTTTGGTATGTTGATTATAGATGATCCAAACGATCGTGTTCATCAAGATGTTTCTATCATGATATCTGGCCACCCAATGGATTATGTAATTAGTTGGAATCCAGATTTTGATATGGAGAACATGATGGATATGGACAACATGAATATGTATGTTTTAAACGGAAAACAATTTCCGTTTTTGCCTCGCTTACTATTAAAGCCAGGTGAACTCATTAGGATTCGATTTGCGAATATTTCTGACATGGCTCATCCTATGCATATTCATGGTCATACGTTTTATCAAATTATGCAAGATGCCAATCCGATTCGCCCAATTCCTTATGTCACGATAGATGTAGCACCTGGTCAAACAAAAGATGTCATATTTGAAGCAAATAATCCAGGAGCATGGATGCTTCATTGTCACATCAATGACCATGCAATGTCTATGATGATAGAAGTGATTTATGAAGGATATGAAGAATTGGCAGATCAAGCAAGAAAAAATCATTTAAATATGATGATGTAAGGAGGCTATGAGCATGTGCACACAATGCGGCATGTCAAATCATAAACCAAAAGGTGGCCGTAAAGGCAAATAAGCCTGGCTAATAAGTTAAAGGGGGTGAGATCGTGAAGTATACGTTGAAAGAGCATCAAGCTAAAAAGATGGTTCCTACTGATTTGCAAGAATATGTAGGAAAGCTTATTCGATTACCGAAAGAAAGTGTTACACAACTCAATGAATCTGCTAAGGGGAAGCAGAATCGTAAACTAATTGTTCAAATGGAAGCTATTCATGTGGGAAGAACCGCTAACTACACGTACTACACGAAAGAGGGGCTTAGTGCAGGACTTGATAGTTGGACTCATCCTTACAATAAGCCGGTATTGACACACCATAATGATTATGATGGTGAGCCAATTGGGCGTATTTTAAAAGCTGAATTCAGTGAAAATACAAAGTCGGGTAAGCCCGGATTGGTTTTCACTGTGGAAATAACAGATCCAGTGGCAATTGAAAAAGTTCTTGATGGACGTTACAGTACAGTATCGATTGGGGCGACTACTGATAAAGTAACGTGTAACATTTGTGGTACAGACCGCACTCAAGAATGGTGTGAACATTATCCGGGTGAAGAATATGATGGACAAAAAGCACACTTTATTATTGGAACCACTTTTGGTAAAGAGGTATCTTATGTGAATGTTCCTGCTGACTCATTTGCAGGCAATACATCAGTAGAAATGGTAGAAGATGATAATCCATCTCCTTCATCCAGTTCTAAGGAATCTGTCAATATGGAAGTCTTCCAAGTAGCAGAGGGATTGTTAAATAGTATTAAACAGCCAACTGTTAATTTATTTGAACATTTAAATGATGATTTGAAACATATATTACGTAACCTAACCATGAAAGAAGGTGAACCATCAATGCCTACTGAAAATCAAACAAACTCTACAGCACCATCAACTGAGCCTGCCATTCCAGCAACAGGTAAGACGCAAGAAGGAGTAAATAATGAAAATCCTAAAGTAACAGAAAGTGAGACTGAAAATCAGGCAGCAACAGAACCATCAGCAACAACTTCAGTTCAAGAAGCTACTAATGAAGTTTTGCAAATGAAAATCAATGAAATGCAATCCACTATTACAAATCTAGTAATGGAAAAGCAGAAGTTAGATGCAAGATTGGTGGAAGCTGAAGGTGAAGTTTCTCGATTAACTGCTGAAAATGCAGATCTACTTTCTCAAATCCATAAACATTTGGCTGAAAAGGTAGTAGATATTAAGCGTAAATTGAATAAGCCAGATGTTGTAGGTGTAACAACAGAAGAAGCTATTGCGAATCATGTTACACGCACTAAAGAATCATTAGAAAATTCGCTTGCGGATTTAACTGCTGAATTGTCCGCTGCTCGTCCAGAATCAGGCAGTGTTAAGAATCCTGGATACACCAATGAATCTGATGACAGCAAGGCCATAAGTGTTGAAGAAGCAGCTAGTATTTTATCAAGCATGTTTTCACCAAAGCGTAGAAAATAAACTTTTCATTTAAAAGGAGTGAATCAATAATGGCATTATTCCGTGGAATTGCTGGTCCTATTAAATCCACAAAAGATCAATATATGCGCACAAATACCAAGCTCCAAGCTGGTACACATGATGCGCCGGGTGAAAGATATTTAATTGACCCACGTTTAAAACGTCTGTTCCGTTATCATTTTGGTGGTGATGGATGGGTCGTTATTCCAAAAGGACGTATTGTTGCTCCATCTACAGATAATGATGGTGTCATCAATATGGGGAATGTATTTGACTTTGATGGTAACGTGTATCGTCCTGCTCTTACTTTGGCAAATGGCGGCGTGGATGTCGTTGAAATTGGTAAAGATGGTACTCAACATACTCGTGCTGCTAATAAAGCTATTGGCGTTGCTTACGGAAACCTTTATGAAGAATTTGTGGATGGTTTCAATGGCATGCAACCAACCATTGAAAATGAAATTTATATTGAACTTCCTTATATTCCTCGCAAACAGGATGCAGAAGATATCGAGTGGGGTTCATTCTATGATGTTGATTTAAGCCGTCCAGTAAAAGCTGGAGATTATGTCATGTCTGATGAAAATGGACGTGCAATCAAAGCGGATTTCGATAAGGTAAAAGAAGATTTAGATAAAGCAAATGCTGAATTGCAAGCAGCTACTGATATTGCTGGTGTACAAGCGGCGATGGCGAAAATTGTGAATTTACAAAAAGAATTGTCTCGTATGCAGGAACAAGTTATCGGACAGGTATGGGCTGTTGAAACCAACTTACCACCGCAAGGATGGTTAAAGTGGGTAACATGGAGCATGGAAGATATGAGGCAAGATGATCGCTGGATTAATAACTCCGGGTTCACAGCTAAAGACATTGCAGATACAGCAGCAAAAGATGGATTCCCAGGATATCCATATGATGCAACTTATCGAAATATGGAAGGTGTAAAATACTTCCCGAAAGGTATCCCTGGATTAACCAATGGTGCGAATATTGAAGTTCCATTTGATGATCTTGTAATTGGAACGGTGCAACCTGGTCAATCTGGACGACATGACTTCCGTATTTGGCAGACTCCAATTGTTGAAGGATCTCTTGTCTTAAAAGATTCTCTTGGAAATACTGTAAATCCAGATTATGTTGATTTTGAACTTGGTCTTGTAACCATTCATTATGATAACTCAAAAGGCACTTCACCAGTGGATATTAAAGCTACTTTCAAAGCTACAGGTCAAATTCCTGGTGTGCCAACAAACTGGGACTGGAAAGGATCTGTTGGGGCAGTGCGCATTCTGCTTCAAAAATAAGACAGGAGGGATATAATTCATGTTTAATATTAATGGTTTAAAGTTATCAGAGAAATCCATGGATGTTGTGCGTCGCATGCAACGCCAATTGAATTTAAGTGAAGACTGGACTCAAATTCCAAAAAGTGAAATGGTGTCTGTAAAAGAGGCTCTAACAACACAAGATGCTTCTATCTTAATCCCAAGGGTTATTACTGGTATGATGCGTGAAGCAGCCGAGCCTATCATGATTGGTTCTCAATTGCTTCAAACAGTTCGTCTGACAGAAGGTCGTTCTATTGAATTCCCTTCAATTGGTGCTATGAGAGCTCATGATATCGGTGAATCTCAAAGCTACCTAGAAGAAACTGTAGACTTCCAATTACACCGCACTCAAGAGGTGAAGGTTGGTAAGTCCGGTATGGTTGTTCGTGTAACGGATGAGATGATTAATGATTCTCAATGGGACGTTATCGGTATCTTAGTGCGTAAAGCAGGGGAGGCCATGGCTCGTTTAAAAGAGGAAAAAATCTTCACTCAATTCTCTAAGCATGGCCATATTGTATTTGATAATGATATTCGTCAAAAATATCCGGAAGCCGGCACAAACGGTATGGATATGAACGGTAACTTGAACAACACAATGTCTACAGAAGACATGATTGATATGTTCATTGCTGTAATGACCAATGGCTATCAACCTAGCGATATTATCATGCACCCGCTGACTTGGAGTGTATTCTTCAAAAATGAATTAATGGAATCTTTATCTTATGCTGCACTTGGTGGTTCTCAAATTACTAATCTTCAAATCCATCCAGAGCAAGTTCAAGGTCGTATTCCATTTGCTATTAATATCAACTTTACTCCATTTGCACCATTCAACTTCGAAACTAAGAAGTTTGATATGTATGTAGTTGACAGAAGCAATATTGGTATCTTGCTAGTCAAAGATCCATTAAGCACAGAGCAATTTGATGATCCAATGCGGGATGAACAAGAATGTCCCCTTGCAGCGTAAGCTGCTCGATATAAACTAGGTGAATTGCTGGGAACTCCTTAGAGCCATCTTGCTACAACGCAACTGGAAACGGTAAACGTGAATGCTTAAAAAGTAGATGGATTGGACAATCAGCAGCCAAGCACCGTACAGGTGAAGGTTCAACGATCATTCCGGAAGGAAGTAGGGTTTAAGCAAACTCGAAGTGCCTAGCCCCTTGTATAAAGGGTGAAGATATGATCTGAACTTACATGAAAATGTAAGAGAATGTGTAGCGAACATTCGTAACGCGACTGATTCAAACCATTAAAGTTAAAGAAAGGTATGGCGTTGGCATATTGAATGAAGGCAAGGCTGTGGCTACAGCTCGTAATCTAGCATTTGCAAAGTCTTTCCCAATGCCAGAACGCGTCAAAATCGTAAACTAATAGTTTTGTTTAGTTTCATAAACTTTACTATAAAAATGTCCTTGGCGGGCGAATAGCATTTGTCTGTTCGCCCGTTTCGATTATGAAAATAGGGAGGGGTAATATGCCTCAATTAAAACTTGGATTGTATAGCAAAAATGATAGTTTCTATGATCCAAAGACTAACTTATATATTACGCCAAGCAATCCTATGGAAATTGTTAATTATGATGACAATACAGATTTATCTAATATTGCAAAAGCGGTATTTTCTCAATGTCCAACCCTGATTTTATATGAAGGGAAGTTGCCACAAAAAGCAGTAGATGCATACAAGGCTAGTTATACAAATTTGGGCCAAAAAATATTTGACCGAGCAGATAATGTGAATGCAAAAGTGGCACCTGTTGTGACCTGTCCAGATCATGGAGGGGTGCCTGGTGATGATTGTGATTGTCCAGGAGAAAACATTGCTCGTGGTACAGTAAAAGAATCTGAAAAAGATTTAATTACAGTTAAAGAAGTCGATGATGAAGAAGTCGTCGATCTTGAGGCAGACGAGAAGCCAAAAGCAAAAAATAAGAAAAAATAACAGAGTGAAAGGCAGGGAGCGCAATGTTGGAATCTCAATTTTCCATGGCAGCCACAGCAGTTGTGAAAGCCATGCCTTTCCCTGTTGACTTTAAAGAGAAAAGTAATGATCAACTCTTTAAGCAAGTGACTTTCCCAGGTGAAGATGGAACCTATCGTGTACGGGTCGTAAATGCAGGATATCGAGACATATCAACTGTTCAAATAAAAACAGTCAATACAATGATTTCATCTAATACATTAGAAGGGCAACGTTTTCGTGTAAAAGCTGTTCTCAGTCAGCCTGATCTTGGTGTTGAAGAATCTTATTGGTTAACTTTAAAACATCATGATTACGGTGAAGTGCAAGAACATAATCAATATCGAGTAAAAGGAATATCACTTTCAGGACAACAATCTGAATGGGTTTATTCAGAAGTGAGGGAATCTGATAATCGACTAAAGATTTTTGAATTGATACATGATGTATTAGATATTGCAACCATGCTTTATGATGATGAACTTCAGTTGTTTGTAGAGACAGCTGTAAAAGACGCATTTAAAGCAATGGCTATTAAAGAAGGAAGTCCGATTCCTTCTTATGTTTTCAACCCTAACGAAAAAATGAAACATGTTTTCCAAGAGAATGTTCATACTGAATTCGGTCACTTGTCAGCATTGAATGAAACACTATTGGCTAACTTGCAAGATGCCATGGAATATATTATTGATCAATTGGTTCAGGATTTCAAAGAAGAATTTGTCATGACGCCAGTTGAAACCTCTGAGTTTTCAAAAGTATACCAGCTACTAGATGAATACTTACATGATAAAGAAGATCTTGTTACATTTATTTTGGAGAAATTTATTGAAGATCGGTTAGATAAAATTGTCCAATCTTCTAATCTGGAAGTCCTTTTAGATAATGGAGAGAATCAAGAGATTTATTTAGAAGGAACCTATCATTTGGATGTTAAGGAAGAAATCTTACATGCTGCTATGAGTTTAATGCCTACTGATCGCTTTGTTTTTAATGCAAAAAGTACTGTACAATTATTAACAGAACCTGTTCTTTATGAAAAAATGGATCTCTCTATTTTAGAGAATACGAGGGAAACTTTACATGCATTTAAGCAAGAGTTAAATGAATTGCTTCATACGTATCCAATGGAGGAAGTCTCAAAATATTTGCGAATAGTGGCTCAAGATATCTTTATGCCTTATCTTGCGGTTGAGCAAAGATTGGCAGATTTATCGATTGATGTTCAAGATAAATTGGATCGCATGGAGTCAAATGATGCAATTGTTCAATATGAGCTGACAAATGAAGAACAAATTACTCGATTTATGTTGATAAAGGATATTGCTCAGGACCTTATTTGGGGAGATATTCCGACAGAAATGCTCTATCAACAAGAAATTAAAGATTTCTTCATGAGTCTTTTAACAGATGAACGGTGTTATCAAATTAATAAAGATCTATTAGAAACAATAGAAGTTTTTGCATCAATGGGTGAGCATGCTTCAGCTCATTATAAAAGTTTCTTTGCTTCTCAACATGAATGTATCTCTATAGATTCATCGGAGGAAGTAAATTCAACACTTGCAAGTAAAATAATTAACAAAGATTCAATTTCAGTTTTTGTAAACGATCATCAAGAAATAAATGTCAAACCATCTTTAATGAAGAGAGAAACATTCTTATTAAATTTATTGGATGCAGGACTGATTAAGAAATGCTTTTCTCCTCTTTTAAAGGAACAGCATTCGATCAATCTTCATGATGAATCTTTTATTCAATTTGGCATTTTACATCGTATCCGAGATTATTTTGCACTTATCTCGCAGGAGTATACGAATATTTATCAAGGTACTTATTTAAAGCATATTGAAAACAAGTCCATTCATTTAATAGATAATATTCAACCGATTTATCAACCTCACTTGAAAGACTCATTTGCTGATAAGTGGAAGGATAAAAAAGATTTCTTAGTGGATTCTTATTTAAATGATCATTTTGAATTAAATGGTTCTGACTCTGTTTTTTATGCGCTTGGTGATGTTACACAAACTGGTTGGCCTTTAGGCAAATTTGTCTTAGGCTTCAATACACTAAAAGGAGTGACCTAAATATGAACATGCAGCTATTAGAGAAATTGGTTGCTATGCTTCCAGATGGGCCAAAGAAAAAAGAATATGAAGCTAAAATTCAAAAGAAAAAAGCTTCTTTATCTCGTGATGGTCTTCATGATGTATTTGAATTTTCTCCTAAAGGTCATATTAAAATTGAACAAATTGATTCTGAAGGAAATGTAATTGGTGTCTTAGCTGATCAAAAAAACTTAGTTGTAAAAGGTGCAGAAGAAATATTACTTCGTGCTTTCAGTGGAGATCCAGAGCGCATTCTTTATAAAGTTCGCATCCCTAAGAAGAATGCAACAGGTGATTTGATTTCACCTAAGTATCATATTGGTTTAGGTGATCCATCTATGACAATCTCTACTCCGGTTAATGGAGTTGATCAATTAAATGTGGCGCCTAATTATTTCTGGAATGTGGTCAATGATCAGGATTTTGATATCACTTATAGCTATCGTCCTCATACGGTCTTTTTAAAAGAAGATACTTCGGACCAGGTTGGTAAAAAGGCGTTTAGAATCTATGCCACCAATCCAGGAGTCGGAGCCATTCCTATTACTTCTGAAATTTACTCCACTCAAACCAATATGTTTATTGGTCTTGGGGATGGTCTTAATTATCCTGTTTCCTTTGATGATCGTCGATTAACATTTTCATCGAATTGGACCTTAACTGATAAACTAACAGCTGCAAAAATTGGAGAAACCATTTCTTTTAAAGAAAAAATTAGTAACTTTGCAGTAAGCTATGAAACATCTCCTTCTGGTGGTCAAATTGAAGTAAGAATTAATGGCGTATTAAATACAACGATTGAAACACTTGACCAAAATGCTACTGTACCTATTGTGAAAACCATGACATTTGATGGTTTAGACTTGGACACAGAAACACTTGTTGAGTTGAAGTTCTCTGGTGCTAATTCATCTGTGACAACACCTCAAGTGGTGGTAACAGGAATTCGTTTTGATGCCCTTAGTAAGAACAGTAACGCGTTAATTCATGAATTTGAAAATTATACAAAAGATTTCAAAACACCAACGGTATTCAATACAACTACAGTGCCTCCTTATTACATCCAATTGCCTAACTTCCCAGTTGTACCAGAATCATTGGATATTGAATATGGAAAAAACAAATTGACACCTGTTAATGATATGAGTGCATTATCTGATCTTACTTATTATGTTGATGCAAAACATGGAAAAGTATATTTTAACCGCACACTTTCCGGACTATTTGTTACGTATAGTGTTACAGGTGAACAGTATAAGTTGGTGCCATCATCATCTTTAACTTCTACGAGTGTAACAAGAACCATTACGAAAGAAGTTCCTGTAGGTGTAGTTGATGGTGTCAATGGTACATTTACTTTGGCAAAACAAAACATCGTAAGTGGCTCGGAAGTTGTCACTGTTTCAGGTGTTGTAAAGGCTCGTGGCTTGGATTATAACATCAATAATACAACAGGTGTAATTACTTTCGTTGCAGGGCGTATTCCTGCTGCTGGTTCGAATATTTCTGTTGATTACAAATCAAATGCTACAGCAAGAATTATCAATTTAGATTACTCGGTGAAAAGTGCAAATATTTTGGAATATGGTGTAGGTAACTCTTTCACATTGGTGACAGATGATAATGCATTTGGAAAAGGCACATTTAAAATTGATCCATCTAATCCTAAGCAAATTATTATTAGTGATAAGAACAATGATGGTTCAACTGTCGTCAATTATGAAGTGTTTTATCAGTCGGATGATGCACCTGGAGTTCCAACAGGATATAAGCGTGCTATTATCCAAAAACCAAAAACGGGAATTGCTTATCCTTGGTATCAATTAGATAAAGGAACTGTAACATTTATTGCTGACTTCCCTGAACATACACCGAACTATGATGTAGTGATTCGTGAAATGATTCTGTGTAATGGTCCTCGACCTGAAGATCAGATTGAAGGCTACAATGGATTTCCAGTAGATGCTTTTTCTCTGGTGCGGATTGGTGAGACTCGCAAAGAAGCCAGCACCGGTATTCGTGTATCCTGGACTATTACTCTATTAAATCAAGATAATCAACCATTTACTGGTGGGTTTTAATCGTTAGGGGGAGTAAAAAATGATTCAAGATCAATTTGCGATGAATGCAAAAGGTCATGTAAAGCTTGAACTTTATGATGAAGAGAGAGGAACTTTTTTTACAAAAGAAAAACACAATCTTGTTGTTTTAGGGGCAAATAAAATTGTGGGGCAGGCTTTTGCTGACCCCGCAAAAACAGTAAAAGCAAACCAAACTGATAAAGGAAATACCCCTCTCACAGCCACTGCAGACGGCTTATATGTATTTGATTTAACACATCAGCGTGAAGAAATTAAAACGTTCTCTATTGATTTGACGACAAGCAATACAAATAAGGATATTGTTATTACATCTGATTCTTCTTTGGTCAAAGAAATTTTAAAAGTAACACTGGCTGGAACGGACTTAGTGATTGATGAAGATGTGTTCTTAAAAGATCCAGATGCAGGCATTATTACATTTGCTGCTGTTCCAAAAGGCTCTTTATCTGTTGTTTTCCGTCAACTTAAAAATGCCTATGTGGAAATTATCCCAGGTTCGGAAGTAGTAACAGTCGGTGGAGAGTCATATCAACATGGAAAAACCCCATCAGATGTTAATAAAAAATATGCTATTGATTATAAGCTTGGAAAAGTTTACTTTCAATCTGCAAAATCTAATGTACAAGTAGACTACAAGTTTAAAGTCAAATATTGTCTTGGATTTATGGGGCTTGGTGGAAAGCCGGCAAGCCATCCGGATTATAAACCTGTTACATTTAGTCAAATCGATAAGCTTAAAACATTCATGGAAAATGAATTTGTTGGAGTGCGTCAATTAGTTCAATATCCAGCTTCTATTGGATCGGGCGATCCGGAAGTAGAAGTATTTCCGACCAAAGTAATGGCCAAGCTTGATAAAAGTGAAATTTTAATCGGTGATGCTAGTGCCACTACCTATGCACTTTCCAACACAGATGGAAAACCTGTGACTGATCTTATAAGTGTAAAAGATGTAACAGATCCGGCTAATATTGTAGATGTAACAGCAAATGTGAAACTTGATAAGAATGCTAGTACAATTACCTTTACAACAGGTCCTGTAGCTAAACATCAGTATCAGGTGAATTATAAAGTTCGTGACAATGTGGATTATACTATTTTTAATATGTCGCAAAGTCCAGTTTTGGAGTTGGAATCCGTTGTTCATGAAGATTTAAATGGCAAGTTGACCTCATTTAATGTCGGCGCTCATAAAGGATTGGTAGTTGGCGAAGGGGATGTTTGGATTCTTAATGCTTCTGCTGGTATTATTCAATTCTCTACAAATCCTTCGTGTGGTGTAACTCCAGACACTCCAGGACAATTTACTTTCTATTATCGAGTAAATTCTGGTACGACGGTGCAGTTTATTGCGGATTTTCCAAAAGGTGTACCGGGTCCAATTCTGACAAGTAATACTGAAACACTTACCATGTACGCCGGCCAAACAACTTATGCACTGCAATATCCAATTGCGAAAGATTCCAGTGGCAAGTATATTATTAGTTCCATCAAAAAAGGTTCTACTGATTTAGTACAAGGAACTGATTATACAGTATCAACAGATGGCTCTCAGTTAATTATCAATGTCGCTATTGCAACAGGAGATAAGATTAATATTACGTATCAGTATTTAAAAGATACGCACGATATTTATCAAGTGGCCATGTTTACAGATCAAACGGCAGGTGAAATGTTTAATATCAGTGGTATTGGTCCTGTGACAAAAGATAAGAATACTGGTATGAGAATTACTTGGACTGTTACTTTCTAATAGTTTAATAATGTTTAATAAACTAAACTAAAATACGAGGGCGGTGAAGTGTATGGCAACAGGCAATTACATGAAGCGAATCTCCTTCCTCGATGGTCAGGTCCTGCATGATTTTCATCTGAATACCATGCAGGCCAACATTGCGCAGGCGATTAAGCAAAAAACCATGTATGAACGATATGACATGTTGCTCATGGTATCCAACTATAATCTATATTTTGCAGAACCCTTCATCGACACAAAGTATCGTGATCCATCTAGCACAGCGGTTTTAAATAGTCTAACCTACTCTATTAGCTCAGATGCATGGATCACCCCTCTTATGGATTTGCCGGCAGCCACTTCTGAATTATATTTGTTAGCAACCTATGAAGATGATCCGGCAAATGGAGCAATGGTTAAATATTCCTATCGAACAGCAAGTGGACAGCCTTGGACGGACATCACTCTGGATACACCGATCTATTTAAGTACGCCAACTTCGAAAGTGCAGTTGAAAGTAGATTGTAAATATACCGGTACGACACGTCCAATCGTTTATGATTTCTGTTTGTTCTGGAAATAGGGGGAAAGAGTATGGCTCGTGTGATACAACATCCAACCTACCCACAGTACCGTAAGAAATTAGGTGTCATGCCTGATTTCTCCGGTGCTAAACAAATTCAGCAAGAAGTGCCAATGGGTGTAAAAGATGGGACAAATACAACCTTTATTCTTTATAATACACCAATTCCAAATACTGAAATGGTGTTTAAAGATGGCATGTTCATGCTGCGAGGAGCGGGTAAGGATTACACTATCAATGGAAAGGCGATTACGTTTACAGAAGCACCAACTGAAAAAACGGTGATTGCTGTAAACTATCGGACAATGGATGCATGAGATTTGTTCTTCGTACAGATCCAATTCATTTAGCATCCAAGGTCCCATTGGATGCTACCATTCAAGTTTATTTTATGATTGATTTACAGGTTTCCTGTATTAAACCGGAAAATATCATTCTCTTTAATTTAGAATCTCAAGCCAGTGAACCAATATCACTGGATTATAAAAATAAAATTTTATTCATTAAGCCAATTTCTCCATTACAACCAAAGCAGCATTACCAAGTGGAATTGGTAGGCGGGGAAAATGGGATTAAAGATATTACTGGCGGTGTTTTAGATTCCAGTTACACATTTGAATTTTATACAGATAATGTCTCCACTATTCAGCCGCCAGTCTTCAAATATCCTGCGCTATATGCTTCTATACCAGAATTGAAATTTCAATGGGAAGCAGTTGAGAATGCTTATTTTTATGAGCTTGAAATTTCTAAAAGCAATACCTTTAATGTTTTGGTTTGGCCATTAGAAGAAAGTAGAATCTATGATACTTCAATTACGCCGGCTGTGACATTAGAAAAAGGAATTCAATATTATGCTCGTATTCGTTCCGTTAACCAAGATGGAATTAAAAGTGCATATAGCGACCCAATTCAATTTCTATATGAACCTGTTGCAGTCGAAGGAGCTTATGATCATACAGGTTCACAATTAGATTCTATACAAAATGCACTTGGTACAGGGAATGATGATTCTTCCTATTTACATGTTATTAAATCGACACCTGAAAATCTGCAAATTAATGTGCCAACTTCTTTTAATGTAGTTTCTAATCCGCTTCAGGAAGTCAGTATAGAATTTGATGAGGAGATTGATCCTCAAAGTATTGATCCAACTCTGTTTTATTTAATTGCACAGAAAAATTAAATGACCGAAAGATTCCTTAGAATGGATATACCAAGAACTCAGCGATTTTAGAAGAATTATTAGCAAAAAATATAGATATCAATAAGATATTTGTGTGTTTTCCGACTATGATTACTTTTGATCTTTTTAGAGGAAATGGTCTTACTATAGTGTGATGTGTTACACTGGAAGAAATGGGGTGTTATAACCTATGAGTATGGTGACATTTGTTCCAGAACCGTATGTGCCGCCACAAGAATTTCAACTGCCATCTATTATCTATGTGGAAACAAAAGATGGAAAGCGAATGACTTTAGATGCGGCAAAGCAGGGGAATATACCAGTCAAGAAGCTAATTTTAAAGCCTCGTGATGGAATGCTTTATAATATGACCTATAGCATTTGTGCTGAACCGGGAATTAAATCAGTCACAGGTAAAACATTAAAGGAAAGAACCATTATTTCTTTTACAAGCTCCTATGGTCCATTATATGCAACACCATTAGAAGTACATTCTGTTATTAAGGGGCTTTATGAATATTTTACCTTGCATGATATCTATGTGGCTTTACGTGATGCCGGTCAAAAAGCACATATTCTCTTAAAATATTATCCAGATATTAATAGCTCTCGTTTCCGTCCAGTACTAGAAATTCGTACAGAATATTTCCCAATGACCAAAGTCATAATTTATGAAGCTGCTTATTCATTGTTAAATTCTTTGTATATTACGATTTCTGAGAAATTGGGAATTACAAATGCCGCTCTAGCCAATGAATCTTCAATTAAATTAGGTGACTTTTCAGTTACTGAAAAAACTGACCCTAAAATTCTTGGTTCGGGTTTAATCAGTATCTTAAGTGCTTCTATGAAAGAAGTACAAAGTAACTTGAAATACTGGACTGATAATTTAATGGGACGCAATAGACGTGGATATGCGGCTCCAATATCTGCATCTATGAGGTCTAAATCTGGTGCAACTCCAGATGATAGGAGCTTATAGATATGGTGGATATTCGCAAAAAGTTTATTGAGACTCTTCAAAAATGGGGTCATTATGTAATTTATATCCGTAGAGATTTGCGTTTTCGCTGTCCTTGTTTTATTGAGAGAAGCGGTGAAGCTTCTGAACATTGTCCAAAATGTTTTGGCACCGGCTATCGAGTAACTATTGAAAAGCATTTAACAAGACAGCATCCTAATTCAGTTCCACTTTCATTATCTGGATTGGACCGCTCCACACCCTATGGGAATATTGTTCCTAATGCGAATGTTTATTATTTTGATTATACAGTAGAACCTAAAAGTGGAGATTTAATTATTGAAGTGGATTGGAATGGCGATACGCCGATGAATATAAAGTTTAAACAATTGATTTCTTTGTCGGAGCCTAAATACGGCCAACAGGGAAGAGTAGAATATTACTCTTGTTATGCAAAATTTACGCCTAAAGGGGACAATGACCATGTTACAAGCATCCCCGAACATTGATTATATTCAATTGCCTAATCAATACTTTACAACAGGACTCCCATTAGGAAAGCAATTGATGATTATTGGTGAATCATCCATTGGAGAATTCTATCAGCCAATTGCTTGCACTAGCTTGGCTGCGGCGCAAAACCTTTTTGGGGAGGGGCCTTTGGTTGATCGGTT